CCCAGTGAAACCCAAGCGCTGTCATACCCACCCGAGCCATTGTCCACCCGGCTCAACGTTTCCAAGTCCAGCTTTCGCGACAACGGTCTCATAGCCGACGCCCTCCGGAAATCCGGATTGGCTTATGCCGCGAACAAAGCGCTGCAGGTCCAGCCGGCATGCTAAAAGTTCGCTTACCCGCCACAGCCCGGTTTTCGTAAAAATGCGCAGCAAGCATCAAGACAGCTTGTCGCAGGTCCGAAGGTGCATCGGCCCAACCCGCACCATAACCGGCGTCAAAAACAATCTCAGCCGTCCCACCAACGGGGATCGTCGGCAAGCTCCACCCAGTTGCAACTACCATGGGCACATGGGCATCCCGCTCCAGACGATAGGCCTCTGGGTTCGCGGTCGCTTCACTGCCACCAATATGGGTAATCGTCAGCGTTTGCACAGCCGATACCGGAGCCACGGGCAAGGACTGACGCGATGGGTCCCACCACGCAGTCACAACGTATTGATAGGTGCGCGGCAAAATCGCTTTGCCCACTTCCGCTTCAATCGCCGCCAAAGCAGCGCGAAGCTGAGCCAAAAGCACCGCGTCCTGCAAGCCATCGTCTGCAAACCCGGTTCCCAACTGCAAGTGGTCTCTAAATTCTGCGACCGGAAGTGCGGTATCCGGCACCTGGGTCTGCTCGATCAACATCATCTTCCGTGGCCTCCGATATTCATTCGTCGTCTCAAATGACGGGCGCGCGCCTCTCCCATGTCGCTAGGACGAAGGGGAGCAGCATGACAGAGAGGGAAAACAGCGCGCGCCCAACGGCAGACCCCAAAAGGGCCCACCGATCTCGGCTCATCTTACGAAGTCGAGAACTTCAGAAGCTTGATCGCAGCAAAATCGCTGACATCACCGCCAACACGTTTCGTTGCATAGAACAAAACATGCGGCTTGGCAGAAAACGGATCCCGCAATATGCGAAGATCAGGGCGTTCCGCAATGGTATAACCTGCCCCGAAATCACCAAAGGCAATCGCAGTCGCATCATCCGCGATGTCCGGCATATCCTCACAGATCACAACCGGATAACCCAGAAGACGCGCGGGCTCACCAGCCGTCAAACCATCGGCCCAAAGGAAACGTCCTTCGGCATCCTTGATCAGGCGGACAACACCCGCAGTTTTGGAGTTCAGCACAAAGGTGCCATTTGCACGATACCGCGCGCCCAAACCATAGACCAATTTGATCAAACCGTCGCCGGGATTGGACGAATTGAACCCACCCGTTGTACCAGTCGGAACATATCCCAAAGATCCCCAGGCCCAACTGTCATTGTGAACCGTTGAATGGGTCAGAATACCAACCGGTTTATCAACACCATCGCCGGAAATGAACGCGGCCGCTTCGGAACGCGCAAAGGTATCTGCCACACGATCCGCCAACCAGGTTTCGATGTCGAAGGCACTGTCGTCCAGCAAACGCTGACTGATTTTTGGAAGTGCGGACAGCTCGTGCAAAGGAATGCTGATCCGGTCAATCGTCGGTGTCGCCGTTTCCGTCAGGTTCGCCGTCTCCGACGCCCAACCGGCCCCCGCTTCGGTGCTGTCGATCAAGACATCAAACGACGTGGCTTCAACGTTTACAACCTTGGCCACCTGACGCAGCGACGATGCAGATCGCAGAACCGACTGGATCGACGCGCTTGTTTCCGGGTCAACCAGATATCCACCGTCCGCAGCAACAGCCGTTGAAAGCGCTTTTTCTTCGATGTTCAACCCGCGAAGGCCATCGTCTTCGCCTGTGCGCAGATAGGCGGCAAAAGCTTTCTGATGCGGAGCCTCTGCATCAGACGCAGCGGACAGCGCCGGACGGCGCGATTGGGTCAATGTGTTCTTGCGGTCAAGCATGGTCAAACGATCTTCCTGTTTCTGCAAATGTTGCGTGATGTCGCCAACAAGGCCCGCAAGTGCGGTCTTCACCTCGTCGCCGGGTGTCTGGACAGAAGGCAAAGCCTCTCCGCCCCGGGACGTCGTCTCGGGTGTACTCATGATCGAGTTCCTTTGGTTGAGAGGGCCCGGGCTTAGCCCGGATTGCCCTGTGCTAGATTGCGACGGGCGTCTTCAATGACCGCCGCAAGGTCGCGCAACAGGTCGTCGTCGGGGGTATCCCCCTTGGCGCCCACCCGCGCTTCGGGAAGCATCGGGAAGGTCACTAAGCTGACTTCCCAAAGCTCCAGTTCCTGAAGGCGTCGCCGCCCTCCATCGTCTTTCACGGATCTCACCGTGCGATATCCAATCGACAGGCCTTCAATCGCGCCGGCTTCAAGCAAGGCGGCGGCTTCGCGGGCACGGGCCACGTCGGGCAACAAGCGCCCCTTGACGTAAAGACCGTTGCTGTCCTCGCGCACTTCATCCCACACGCCAATCGGCTGGGACGGGTCATGCTGCCACAACATCCGCACCCGGCGACCGGCTTGCACCAAGGTCTTCAGCGACGCAGCATACGCGCCCCGCTCGACCACATCATTGCCCCGATCCACCTGCCCGAAAAGCGAAGCATATCCTTCAATTGACACGCCGTCCTTGACCTCAAGCATCTGGTCAGCCCGGCAGAACTTGCGCTCTAGTCCCGTCTCAATCATGTCCATTCCTCACTCCTCCATCAGCTTCGGCAACCCAAGCAACGCGCGTTTTTCCGCATCGGTCAGAAACGCAGCCCCCGCGACCCGGCGCCATTGCGCATCCCGCTCTGCCGCCAATGCAGGCACCTGATCCAAGTCAGGCTGCAACGCCACCAAGTCGCCGGAAAATCCGCCCAACCAATGTGACATCGCACCCGTTACTTTTTGGACAAGTGGCAGTACGGTCAAACGATAGAAGGCGCGATTGGCCTCCTGATAGTTGGCATAGGTCGCATCACCCGGTATCCCCAACAGCATCGGAGGCACTCCAAAAGCCAAGGCAATCTCGCGCGCCGCAGATTCCTTTGTTTTCTGAAACTCCATATCAGACGGAGAAAACCCCATCGGTTTCCAATCCAATCCACCTTCCAGCAACATCGGACGCCCCGCATTGCGCGCGCCCGTGTGATGCGCTTCCATCTCACCCAACAGGCGATCATATTGATCCGGCGTCATGGTCTCGGCCCCCTCAGGGCCCTTGTAGACAATCGCGCCCGACGGGCGAGCCGCGTTGTCTAACAATGCCTTCGACCAAGCCGAAGCCGCATTATGCACATCCACAGCCGCCGCAGCCGACTGCATCGGCGATAAACCATAATGATCATCCTGAGGATGAAACGCCTTGATATGACAAATCGTCGAAACGCCGTCCACCACAGGGAACCGATGCTTGCGCCCGCCAACGCGATATTCATAAGCCACGGGCCAACCATCCGCCCCCGGCACAACCGACATCCGATCCGAACGCAAAACATGCAACTCAACCGGCGCACCCGCATCGTCCAGAACAACCTCGACATAACCGTCACCCGACAACAACAACTGCCCGTACAAAGCTTCAAACAACTCCGACCGGCCCTGCCCCGGATTGGGCCGGGCAATCAATGACAAGGTGGGGTGCGTCTCATAGCGCGCACCTGAATCTTGCAACACCAAAGGCAAGGCCGATGCCGCCTCGGCGATCAACTTCACGACCCGAAAGCCGACAGGATTGCCAGAAAACCCCTGACGCGTCAGCGAAGTTGTATCCCGCGCCGACCAAGCCACGCGCCCAGATCCTGCATAGGCAATCACCGGACCCGCCGCAGACGCTTTTACTTCCGGCATGGTCGCCCCACGCCGCTTCAAAAAGTCTAGTACCATCAGGTTCTCCTTTCGCCCCAGAAGAGAGGCGGAAAATGTCAGCCAAGTGTGCGAATGCTGGGCTTGGCGCTGGCCGGTCGGATCATCAATTCACTCAAGGCCCAGACCAAAGCATCAACCCGGTCCGGTGAGCCTTTGCCGGAATAGCCATCCCGTGCCATCAGACCCATCTGTTCTTCCAATTGCCCAAGACCGCGCAGATGCTTTACGCGACCCTGTTCGTACAAGGCCGCCACAGGTTCCGCCCGCGCCGCCTTCCCCTTTGAAGCGTGTACCGCTTTCATCGGCACCGACGGATCAACCTGCGTCAGCATCTCACCAACCAGATCACCGCCCTGGTTCACCTCGGCCACAATCCGGTCCGCCCCGAACGTTTCAAACGCCGACACCGCAGCCTTTGCCCACACGGTCGGGGTTGCCCCCGCCAAGCTAAGATCCGCCAAAACATAGGCCTTCCAATCGCGCTTGGTCTCACCGAACTTCACACCGGCCACGACGATCCCGCATTCATCTGAATCCGCCTTGGAACTTACCGGCGGATCCACGGCGACCACGATCCGGTCTAAATCCCCAGCGTCCTCAATTCGCGCCTCATCCAACATCTCACGCGTCCAAAGCGCTCCTTCAACATCCTCAATCAAAACGCCCTCGATTTCCTGACGTCCCTGCCGCGTTCCACCAAACTGCGCTTCGATCTCTTCCAGAAACGAATTTGCCAGATTGACCTTGTTCGCGCTGGTGGGCGCATGGGTCATCACCGAACTTTCCGAATTCAAAATCCGTTTCAAAACGGGCACATTTCGCGGCGTCGTTGTCACCACCTGCTGGGGGTGCTTGCCAAGCCGCAAGGCAAACTGAAGCATGTTCCAAGCTTCATCCGCCTTCGGCCATTTGGCCAATTCATCCACCCAAGCGGCATCAAATTGTGGACCGCGAAGCCCCTCATAGTCATGGGCAGAATACACCTTTGCAATCGCACCGTTCTTCCAAACCAGCTGGCGTTTTCCGGCTTCCCAAGTCGGGCGGCGGTCGGGCGGCGAACATTCCAATATTCCACTTGCCCCAAAAACCATCACGTCACGGGCCTGATCAAAGGTCTCGCCGACCAACGCCACACGTTTGGCAATTCCGGCATCTTCTGGTTTCGAACCCTCGACTTGCATCCGCACCCACTCCGACCCGGCCCGCGTCTTACCAGCGCCGCGCCCGCCCAAAACAACCCATGTCTTCCAGTCCCCTTCGGGCGCCAATTGATGTGGCAAAGCCCAAAAGTCGAACATGTAAGGCAGCGCTCGCAAAGCATTGTCAGATAAGTTTCGAATAAACTCAGCTTGAACTTCGCGATCCTCGGATACGATCAAGCTGGCCCCCGATCTCAGCTCGCAATGCGTCGAAGTTAATGGGAGCGTCTGCGACCAGACCTTTTGCGTGGAAGACACGTTGTTCATGCTTGTTCACCTCATCGACCAATTGAGACCGAGCTAACCCAAGGGCAGTTCGTGTTTTCGAAATTTCGGCGGGGGTCACATCGTCCTCACCGTCTCTAAAGCGCTGGGCCATGACCTCAAAGGCCGTCAACAGATCTTCCAACGCCGTTTCACTTTCGCGAAGCAATCGGCGTGACTTAAAAGTTCCGGCAATTACTGACGGATCGTCTGCCATCGTCGCCCTCGTACTTTCGGGTGTTGAGAGCGACGTCAGGGTCTTCCTGGTGCCGCACTGCACGTTTCCAAACTTGTCGAAAGTTATAGGCTGAAGGGATTGATAAAATTTTCCATAGCCGTCCGACACAGTTAAGAGACCGTAAATCGTCGGACGGTTATTTTATTATATCAAGAAGTTAAGGGCTTAGTTCTGCTCGGCAGCCCGTTCGCGTTCAATCGCCCGCCATTTGGCAACGTTCGCATTATGCTCGTCCAAAGTGACGGCAAACGCGTGACCACCTGTGCCGTCCGCGACGAAAAAAATGAAATCCGACTCGGCTGGTGCCAAAGCCGCCTCAATCGCCGCACGGCCAGGATTCGCAATCGGGGTCGGCGGCAAACCATCAATGACATAGGTATTCCAAGGCGTCGCCGCGCGAAGCTCACTTTGACGCAACCCACGTCCCAGCACCGACTTACCCTCAGTCACGCCATAAATCACTGTCGGGTCGGTCTGTAATTTGATACCGCGTCGCAATCTATTGGCAAAGACACTGGCCACCATGGGCCGCTCGTCGGCAATCCCGGTTTCTTTTTCAATGATAGACGCCAAGATCAAAGCTTCCTCGGGCGTCTCGACCGGAGTATCCGCCGAACGTGCCTCCCAAGCCGAAGCCAAGAAATTGGTCTGCGCCGATGCCATTCTGGTCAAGAACTCAGCGCGGTCCTCGCCGGGGCGTATCTCATAGCCATCGGGTGCAAGTGAACCTTCTTCCGGAACCGCAGCCACTTCGCCCTCGAACAAATCTGATGCGCGCAAGGCTTCAACCACCTGCCAAGACGTCACGCCTTCGACGACGACAACCCGGAAGCGCGTCCCGACATCATCAACGGCCTCGGTGTAAATTCCAGGAACCTCGTCCTCGGATTTCGGATCGAACTCGGCCGTCGTTTCAAACTCCTGCGTATCTGGGTCAAGTTCCCGCACCCGCACGCTTTGGCCATTGACCGACACAAGATAGATCACCTCGGTGCCACAGGTCGACAAACCATCGCCTGTGATCTCATCCACAATCGCTTCCATCGAAGTGCCTTCTTCGATCAGAAATGACCCGGCTTTCAACGCCGACGACCGCCCGGAATATTGGGCGCCCAACCGGTAAATCGTGGCGTTGGTCACCGCACCCTTCTCGGCCAGATCATCCGCAACCCGCGCCATGGATCCACCACGGGGAACCTGCAAACAGATTGCTTCGCTTAACGGGCCTTCGGCGACATATTGGCTCTGCCCCCAACCAATCACAGCGGCCAAAGCCACAAGGCCAACCACAAGAATCGTCAGAAAATTCGAGGCTAGGTTACGCCACATCAGCGATCCATCCGTCCCATAACAAGCGACGCATTGGTTCCACCAAAGCCAAAACTATTGGACAAAGCGACCTTGATCTCACGCTCGCGTTTCGCATTCGGGGCCAAATCCAGCATCGGTTCAACCGCTGGATTGTCCAAGTTTATCGTTGGTGGCGCCACCTGATCACGCAATGCCAGAATACAGAAAATCGCTTCAACG